CATGTTAGCATAAGTACCATCATCTTTACGGTTTGAACGAGAGAACATCAAAGCTTTACATTTAGCTTCACGATATTGACGTTCAAATTCATAATCTTCATACTGTGTCCAAGTAGAATATTTTTGACCTTTATCTCCCAACCATGTAAAAGCAACTGGACGATTAATCATATTACCAGCAGCAGTATGTTCCATACGGTGATAAGTAAATGCATTACGCATTTTAAAAGGAGAAGTGAAATTAATTCCACCACCTTTTACAGATAAAGTATCTTCTACTAAATCGAAATCTCTAGAGAATCGTTTACCTGATTCAAGTTCTTCAGTTGGTACAAACAAATCAGGATCTCCAGTAAGTAATTTTACTTTATAAACCCAATTTACACCTTCTGGTGTAGGCTCTTGTTGAACTTGCATTTGGTATTTTTCATTTTTATGACCTACTAAGATGTTAACATCTGTAAACCATTGTTCAGAAAATACTAATTCAAATTCAGAAAAACCTAATCCTGGTGTAGATACACCTGTAATTGCTGTTCCACCAATACGGGCTTCAACAAGAGGTACATTCTTTTTACCAGAACCTTGAAGACTCCATGTAAAATCTTCATCTGTTTCTAAATATAGTGGACTAAATTGATCCAAGTATGAATCAAGATCTTGTCCAAAATTAACTTGTGCAATACGAGTTAACATATTGGAAGCTTTTTGTGGCTCAACTCCAAAGATTGCACCAATATGGTTCTTTGTTGTTAAACCAGTCCAAGACTTTGCTTCTGTCATTTGAAGCTGACTAATTTGTGGCATTGTTATTTATTTTTTAATTGTGTTACGTAGTTAAGAAAAGATTCCTAGTCCTAAATCATTAGAATCAGATTCTCTTTTATTTTTACCTCCAGATAGGTTATTATTTTCACCAAGAAGTTTTTCTAAACCTCTTGCTGTTTTATTTTCTGCTACTTTTTCAAATTTAGAGAAATCTGGTTTCTCATTAAAAAGTCCCATTTTAAATAAAGTAGCTAATCTAAATTCAAATTCAACAGGGTTTTTAGCTCTATTTGCATATACCTCATTTAAAGAATTACCTCTATTATCTTTAGCTACAGCAGTAGTCATTGATTTATATATATCTTTTTTAAAAGACTCTGTTAATTCAATTCCAGGTATATATTCTTTTTGAGCCATTACAAAAGTTTCAGTTTTTTCTAAAGACTCTTTTATATATTTTTCTCTATCAAGAATATCTTGATCAGCTTTTGCTTGTAATGCTTCTTCATTCTTAGATTCTTTTTCAATCATGAATGTTTTAGCTTCCATAGCTTCATTATAAAGCTCCTCTCCTCCAGCATCTTTATAAGAACCAATCATTTTAAGTGCTTTTTCTTCAGTAAACCCTCTAGTAATTAAGGAGTTTTTAACTAATACTTCTTGAAGAGCTTCATTGCTTTTAATATCTGAATCTTTTAAATTAGAGTAAGCTCTCTGATTAGCTTTTGTAGCAGTATATTCCTTCATAGGAATACCTTTTCTAATGGCTTCTAAAGCAGCTACCTCTTCATCAGAAAGATTACTCTTAACTTTACCTTCAACATCTTTTTGAATTAAATCTCTAAGATACTGTGCCTTCTCAGCATCAGAAGCTAATTTATCTAGTTCTTCATTATTGATTTCAATACCCAACTCCTCACCAAGAGCAGAAACGATATAAGAGAGAGGAGACGAAGAAGAAGCAGCAGTATTATCTGCTGAACCATCGTTCTGCTCTTGGTTATCGGAATCACTAAATTCTGAACTATCTATTAAACCTTCTTTTAAAGCAGCTTTCTCTCTCGCTACTTTTTCTTCTTCAGTTTCTGCTATAATAGTATCTAATTCGATTTGATCTGTAGTTAACAAATCATCACCGAAATCTATACTATCAAACAAAAAGTCTCCGTTTTCTGACATATATTATTTATTTAGTTTTCAAAGTTAAATATAATTATGATAATAAAATATAGTTTATATCCTAATTATATAATTAATATTCTCAAACTATAGCTATTATCACTTACTAGAAGTATTCTTTTTAGCTATAGCTTTAATTTTTTCTTGTTCTATTTTAGATTTACGGTCTTTACTATTCTCGGAAACCTCATGATTCATTTTTACATTGTTAAGTAGTAAATCAGACTGTTGTTTTAATCTAACAATATTCTCTTTAGTTTTTTCTTTAGTTAATTCTATTTCATCATCAATTCCATTATTATCTAAATCTTCTTGTTTAGAATTTAATTTCATTTGCTCTATACTAATCTTATAGCCATACTCTTTATCTATTTTAGATAATTCAAACTGTCTAGTATTTTCAGCTTCTTGTTTAGCCATTTCTAATGATTGTGATTGCATCTCTTGTGCTTGTGCTTGTTGTTTTTCTTGACTAGCTTGTTTTTTAATTTCAGCCATTTCTACTTTTCTTCTTATAGATACTAAAGATGGATTACTATAAATATCCATAATTTCTTTAAAACTAATTTTATCATTTTGTAATCCTGCATGAGCAAGTTCTTTAAATGATTGTATAAGTTCCATTGCATCTGAACCAGAAGTAAGTACTACTCCAGCATCACAATCCATTACTTCATCATCTTTCTCTATAGTAAATACTTGTTGAGTTAGATCATCAGCTACATATTGTAAAATTTTATCTTTACCTTTCCATGCAAACTTAGCGGTTTCAAGGAGAATTGACATTACTTTAACTTTTACTAAATCATGTAATCCAAAATATTTTTCAGTAATAGTATTAGATTGAGCAACCGCCCTTTCAACACCCCTAACTGTTTCTCTATTTTCAACCTGTCCTTCACGTTGTCTTGTTATACCTGCAATTTGTCCCATCTGACCTTCAATAAAATTGAGCATCAAAACGTGTTGTTGTATATAATTACCTAAATCTAAATCAAGATAAGTACCTGAACTCGACATTTGACCTGCAAGTTTACCTTGTGCAGCACCTTTAGTAGCCTCATTAAAAGAATCTTCTATTAACCATCCATTAATTTCTGCATAACCCATCCAATCTTCTACTTTCCAACCAGTAGGCATTTTAGCAATATCTATCTTACCAATTCTACCCTTAGCTTTAGCAAATGCTAATTCAGTACGATACATAAATACATTATATAAATACTGATAGGGTTTCATTCTATCCATTAAAGACTTGGCCTTAGATACATTTGTATTATAAGCAAGACCTACATAACCAGAATGACATTTAGATATATTATGAATACTTCTAAATTGAATAGGTCTTTTTTGTAATTTAATATATAATGAGTTACAAGATGAATCATTAATACTTCCTCCAATACGAGTACCTTCCCACCATTCAGAAATCCATGACCATTTTACTTCTTCACCTGGAGCTTTCTCATATTTCTCATCTACAATCTTATCAAACATATTTCCTGTAGTTTCATCATATTGAGCTACAGATCCAATCTTTCTAAAAGATTTCCACACTACACGCATAACCCTAATGTCTCCTTCAGAATTATATGCTCCACCAAAATTAGAAGATATATTCCATTCTGCTCCACTTAAAGAATCCGTTAATTTATTATCAGTAAAAAAAGCAGCCTCTTTAACTCCAATACTAATAGCTCCTTCAGCACCATCAAAATTTAAACCATTTTCTATTTGACCTACTTCTTTTTCTGTTAAATCAGTATGAAATTTATCAATAATCTGACCTACAGAATGATACCCATCTTCAATAATAATACTTGCATCATCAATCCAAGGCGATTCTCCAGATCCTAATGTATGTATATTAAGTGGATTACATCTACGTACTACAGGGTCTCCTGCTTCAATATCTACACAGTATATTTCTTCACCAGATACAAGTACATCTTCAAAACCACGACTAAACATATCTCGTAGATTCCTAGTCTTATATAAATAATTAAGTATTTGAGTAGCCCTACGTTCTAATAAATCTTGCCACTCATAATTAATATATGATTTAAAATTATCAATATCTCTTTTAAGCTCTTCTTTA